CGAAGATCTAATTCTGGCCGCGTTGAATCTTAAAAACGCCAGCGAGGCAAAGTGAACTTCAATGTCTCGTTAGTTGCTCGCGTAGCTAATCAGATAGCAAACGATCCACTGTATACCTATGAGCATTTACAACCCGGTCAAGGTGGAATGTCGCCAGGTCAGCGGGCTATACACGCGTCACAGCATCCAAGACGGTTGATGCTTGGCGGCAACCAGATCGGAAAAAGCGTTGCCCTTAGCGCCGAGGCTTGGTGGCTATCATTAGGTCGTCACCCCTTCAGACCGTCCCCCGGTGCAGGTTCTCTCGGTTGGATTGTTTGTGCGGACCTCCGAGCAGGATGGCCAAACATATCCCGCAAGATGCGAGACCTTGAACCGCCTGGTGTGCTCGATGAGCGGTGCAAATACGACGGTGCACGCGGCTATACGTTTAGGGGCTCGAAAATGATCCGCCTGCGCAATGGTGCCTTGATTGTTGGCAAGAGTGGAACGCAAGAATTGATCGCCTTATCAGGTGCCACGATTGATTGGCTTTTGTTTGATGAGGTACCCAAACAAGCGCATTTTTCCGAAGCTAGAAGCCGGTTAGCCGTCAAAGGCGGGCCGTGTCTTCTTGGTCTTACCCCAATAGGTCGGCCGGTGGATTGGTTGCGGGATGTCACGGAAGGCAATCCCAAGACGGGCGAAGACCCACGCGAGAGCTGGGACGTGCAACGAATTACTCTTTCGGCTGAGAATTGCCCGCATAGAACGCCGGAAGACATCGAAGCACAGATTGCAAGCTATGGCCCATGGGAGTATCAGCAACGTGTGTTGGCCAAGTGGGTCGGTGTATCGGCCGAACGATGGATTCCAGGCTTTACTGAAGCGTGTGTGTTTGATGATGAAGGCGCGCCAAAGCAGGTAGAGTCGGTCGGACTTGGTTGGGATCATGGAGAGCGACCGGGGTCGTCTGTTTGTTATTTGGTGGCAATGAGTCGAGATCGTCTGTTCGTTCTTGGCGAGGTAGTCAGCAAAGAACGCAATACACCAAAAGAGGAAGCGCTAGCAGTTGCGGAAATGTGCGCCAAGTGGGGTGTTAAGTTGCAACACATTGAGCATGCAAGAGGCGACAGTAACAGCGCGGGCCGCATGGGCTTAGGTCTATCAGTCAACGATATGCTTGAACGTTCTTTTGCAGACATAGTCAAAAGCAGTAGAGCGCCTTTCAATATTCGCGTGCCATACAAGGGCAGGGGTAGCATAAAAGCCCGGGCACGAATGCTAAACGCTGCAGCGCTTGACGGGCGGTTTTTTGTACACCAAGATTGTGATGCGTTGATTCATTCGCTTCGTCACTGGAGGGGAGAAAACAACGACCTCAAACACCCCTACGATGCAGTTAGCTATATCTCTGATGTGTATCTACAAGCGGATCATGGAGTAGACCATGGTAGGCTGATTGTAATTTAAGGAGGAACGATGCCAACGAGTAAGAAAAAAAACAAAGCAGAGGAGCCAATAGAACCGGGCTCTGTGTTGATCGTTAAGCTTGCAAAAGGTAAAACTGAACCGAAAGCTCCCGCCGGTGTTAGTGTTTGGGTAATGGATGAAGATCGTATGGTTTTAACGGTTGCAGAAATGCATGCTCGTGGCTGGGTAAAAAGGAAGTATTAGAATGTACAGCGCACCTAGTCACATACAGCCAGAATCAAATGAGGATAAGGACCGATGGCGTGAACAAGCTCTTCGGTATCGTCTGCTTACAGGTGCGCACATTGAAGATCTACGCGATGAATTGCGCAAATTGTTTGCACGTGAAATCGCTGCAGACCTTGAATTTCACCCTGACATGTCACGCAATCCGCTACGAATGATTGTACAACAGCTGGGTAATCTATACCAAGAAGCGCCAAAAGTGCAGACAGAAGATCGTGATCTGGACTTGTCGCCTATCGTGACTCCTCGCCTTTTTCCGCTACAGCAGCAGACGGAAATGCTGACCCTAGGTATCAATGAGGCCGTTGTTCGTATCGATTGGGAATGGTGGCGAGGTGCAACGCATGCAACCTACAGGCCCATCTCGCCAGATCTAATAGTTGCTAAACCTGACCCTTCAACGCCAGACCAAGCAATTGCAATTGAAGAGCTTAGGTCACGAGTAAAGCCGGACACCGGGAAACAATGTTGGACATGGGATGTTTACGACATTTCGGACCCACAGAACCCAGTGTTTCGCATCGATGCTATCAGCGATAAAGGCACACGATACGATGCTACCAGCGAATTCGCGCCTGACTTGGTGGGCTCATATCCGTACATGCACGACGGTTCGCCAGTTATGCCCTATGTCATCTATCACAAGCGCATAGGCGCCGGTCTATGGAACTATCGGGACGGGGTCGAGCTTGTACGCGGTTCTCTGCGTTTAGCGGCGCTGTGGTCTCATTGGTGCGACGGATACCAGAATTGCGCACATCCTCAACGGTACGCGTTGGACGTAGACAGTCAGGCAGGAATTACACGTTCCATTGGTGGCGTATCAGTTGACGTTGTACCGATTGACCGCAAATCAATTCTAAAGTTTAGATCTGCAGGTCCGGGCACCGGTTCAATTGGTGCTCTACAACCATCGATGGAGCCCAGAAGCGCCGCAGAGGCGCTGAAGACATATAGCCATGGTTTAGCGGTCTACGCTGGATTGAATCCTAGTGATTTGCAGACGACACAAGCACAGAGTGGATATGCAATTGTTGTAGGCCGTGAGGGTATGCGGCGCGTAATGAAGGCGCGAGAACCCTCTTTCATGGCTTCGGATCGGCTATTGTTGGCGACCGCTGCAAAGCTTTCAAACAGCTATGGCGGGCACAATCTACCAACGGAGCCCGGTGACTACTCTATAGAATACCGAGGCGCCAAAGAAAGCGACACAGAACGCAAAGCCAAAGCAGAGCTTGTACGTGCAGAGCTTGAAATGGGATTGATTTCTAAGGTTGATGCGCTCCGGGCACTACACCCAGAAATAGAAAGCGATGAGGAAGCAATAGAGCGATTGATTCGCGTGGAACGATTGCAGCAAATACTTACAACATCAACGGCAGATGAAACACCGCCGACAGGGGATCAACAATGAGTGAAGAAACACCGACAGCGCAACCTGTGCAGAACGGGGCACCGAAGACACACACTAACGGGTCGGAGCCTGCGCAGGTTCCATCGTTTCGATTGCGTGAGGAGTCCGACAGGCGCAGAGCTGCAGAGACACGTGCGCAACAACTAGAGCAACAGTTGACACAGCTACAAGGCGAGTACGAGAAAGCCAAAACGGGTCTTGGTCAAATACAAAGCCAACACACGCAAGACATGCACTTGATTGGTCTTGGTTTTCAGGCGCAAAGTGTGCGCAGGTTTTTCCGTCGAGAGTATGCGGATAGCGTTGCAGAGTTGCAAGCGGACCAACGACCAACCTTTGAAGAGTGGCTAACAGTCAGTAAAGACGATCCATTGTACGCTGTACACTTTGACCGGGTTACACCGAAGCAAGAAGCGCAAACGGCACCGGAACCAGCACCACAACAGCAAGGTGCGGACGCGCTACTGTCTGCAGTCCGTCAAGCGCTAAACGCAAACCCCAACAGCGGTGCAACTACACCTGCAGCGCATACTGGACGCCAGTTCTCAAGCGATGAAATTCAAAGCATACGAGGCAAGAACTCTGGTGCACTCGGAACACATAAAGAGCAAATACTTGCGACACTACGCGCCGAGGGGCTAATCAAATAGAGTTGCGATCTTCATTCGCATATTTAACAATCAACACAGAGCACACGGACCGCTGAACCGTCATTCAGTGAAGCTCAACAAACTAAAAAAACTAAATTGAGGTTCAAAAAAATGGCTGATGAAATCACCTTTACCGGGCTGTCTTCTGCGGGCGGTCGCGTTGCTTCCGTGCTTTCTGCACTACTCTTCGAGAAAATCCACGATCCTACCGATCTTCGTGCTGTGATGACTGAGGTACCATGGGCACAAATTGGATCTGATACGATGTCAGTTGCGCTCGACGGTGCTCCTGGTGGCTTTACCGCTGCAGGTACAGAACTTTTGTCAGGCGTTGATAACGCTGCTTATGGTTCGGGTAAGTTCGATCTTCAGATCGCTCGCTATCTTCGTAAATATCAGATGTCGGATCTGTTTGGTGTCACCGGTGGACCAATCGACGCCGCTGCGATCGTGCAGACTTTGGCTGATGGTGTAGGCCTGACTATGACAGACTTGCTTTGCAACCTGTTTGGCTCGTTGTCTACTTCACAAACTGGAACAGATATGACTGTAGACGTATTTTTGTCTTCAATGTTCAGTCTGAACCTTGCTAACGCACCAAGCACAGCGGACGCGCCATATAGCGCTGTACTGTCACCAAAGCAGGTAAACCAATTGCGTTCTTCTATTCGCAGTGAAAGTGAGGGCTCTTACATTCAGTATCAAGCGGAAACAGGACAAATCACAAAGGCGTCTGCACCTGGCTACCAAGGACAGTTTCACGGGGTAGATATCTGGCAATCAGACAGCATTGCTACCGTTGACGCAGGCGCACACTTCGCGGGCGCTATGTTTGCGAAGGATTGCTTTGCGTATACGATGGCACCTGTAAAGGCGCTTAGCGGTGCGCATGTGCCAGCGGCTAACATCCTGATCGATGCTGGTGAGCTTCTTGTGGAACTGGACAGGAATCCAACCGACGGCTTGACCTCTGCAGTGGCTTCGATTTTCTGCGGTGTATCGGAGGCGCAAGATGCGCTTGGAGTTCTGATTAAGTCAGACGTTTAAACTACCACGGGCGGCCGGTGCTTTTTCCTTTTGTTGTGCATCGGTCGCCTTTTTTATAAGGGGAACAAATGAGTCAACCAATACAATTAACGCAGCCGAAGAGGGACGTGCAGACCGTCGAAACTCGGAGCGGATTACCTACACACAGACGTAAACCATCGCCTAGGTTCGTCTATGTCGTCTACCCTAAGTCTTGGGAGTATCACGAAAAACACGGGTTCATTCCTGTGCTGTGTCGTCTAGTGGCTCAACCTGGGTGTAACGGTGTGAACATGCGTGGTAGCCTTGCAAAGCCTATTGCAAGCGCTCAAATGAAAGGCGGGACGTTCATTGATCCCAAAGACACGAGACTAGGCCCCTACACAGACTACGTACAGTATTACGATACCGATACAGGCGGCCGTTGGTACGTTGATTTCTGCGCCAAAGCTACTGTGTTGACTAGCGGTGAAATCATTTGGAACACAAAGGAATCAACCGTAGAATTCGATTTGTTTAGAAAGCACCTCAGAGATTCTGGCATAGTGCCAATGATGCTACCTGAGATCTTCGACTGGCTTTTACGACGTGAAGAGGAAAAAGCAAAAAGCCTTCTTTCTAAATGTGGAAACAACCCGCACATGCAGAGCAAATACGACGAACAGATCGATCGCATTGAAGCAATGAAAAAAGCTTTTGATACAATGCAAGGCAAGAAGGCAAAAGTGAAAGCCGGAACACCTAAACGCAAAACCGCTGATAACATCGTAGAGGGGTAGCAATGAGCACCAAAGCACAGATAACAACGGCCGATGAAGCGCTAACCCTTGCAGCGTATGCGGTGAAGAAAGCCAAGACAGATCCCGGCAACCGTGACAACTGGCTGAAGAATGCAACGGCACACATTGCAGACGCTACCAAAGCCATCAAAGCAGCCAGTCCGGCGCCTGTTAAGAAAGCACCGGCAAAGAAAGCACCGGCAAAGAAGGCGACCAAATGAGCGGAGAAAACAAGAACGCCCGCAAAGCAATGGACAAGATGATCCGTCAAATGGTTCAAAACGGTACCGATCATAACTACGCAAAAAAGAAAGCTATCAAAGCAGCG